CGCTGCACCGCCAAGACCGAAGTCTGGGCACGGGTTTGCGGGTTCTTCCGGCCGGTCAACCAGTGGAACAAGGGCAAGCGGGAGGAATTCAGGGAGCGCACCCCGTACCGGGTCAAGGAGGCCGACCATGGCCACGCCGAAGCAGATTAAGCTGATCCACTGCGTCAAGAGTGCCTTGGGCCTCTCCGACGACGACTACCGGGCCATCCTCGCCGGCTACGGCGTTGGCTCCAGCAAGGATCTCGACACTGTCGAGGCCGCCAAGCTGCTGCGCGACCTGGAGGGTAAAGCGGTCGCTGCCGGGGTGTGGAAACGGCGCGGAGCGTCCAGGCGCGGCGGCCGGCGCCCGCACAACCTCGAGTCCGGACGGTTCAGTCGCGCGGCACAGCTGCAGAAGATCGAAGCGCTGCTGACCGTGGGCGGCAAGCCATGGAGCTACGCCGACGCGTTGGCGCAGCGCATCTGCCGGGTCGACCGGGTGGAGTGGGTGCCGGATGACCAGCTGTACAAGATCATCACCGCGCTGCGCAAACAGGCGCAGCGTGAGGGTTGGGATCTCAGTGGGGAAACACCATGACTCTCACCTGCCCCTGCTGCCACGCTACCGTCAGCCTTGAGGTGATGGTCCAGGACGAATCCGCCCGCGAGCTGTTGGCCCTGCGCGGGCAAGTGCCGGCGACCGTCTGGCCGCACCTGATCGCCTACCTGGGGCTGTTCCGCTCGCGCAGCCGCGCCCTGGCCTGGAGCCGGGCGTTGCGCCTGGCGCGGGAGGCCCTGGCGCTCGAAGCCGATCCGGTCCGCCTGGCCGCCGCATTGGCCGAAACGGTTGAGGCGATGCGCGCCAAGCGCGAAGCCGGCGACGTGCGGCCTTTGAAAAATCACAACTACCTGCGGCGGGTGCTGGAATCGGTTGAGGCGGCTACCACATCGGACGTTACTCTTGTGGCGCAGGAGGCGGGGACAGGCACCTGCGGAGCCGGTCCCCGCGGCAAACGCGCCCAGGCGATCGCCGCCCTGCAGCAGTGGGCCGGCGACGACTGGCTGCGGCGCGAGATCGCCCACGGTCTGCAGGCCCTTGTCGCCCTCTCCCGCCCGGGCACGCCAGGCGCCGACACCATCACCCTGACTGCCGACGTCTGGGAGGTCGCCATCCGCGGCAACTACCGGATGGAGGTCGCAGAGGTCGACGCACCCCGGCTTAACGCCGCCTTCAAGGGGCTCATCAAGCAGCCGTTAAAAGATTGGCCCGAGCCGGCCGCCCTGGCGCCGCACATGCCGGCGCGGCCCGATGTCGACCGGCTGCCGGCGCCACCCCGCAGCGATGAGGAAACCCGTCGCGGCCTTGAGGCCGCGCGCCGCATCAGGGAGGGATTGTCATGATCGACGAGCGGGAGAGCCGCGGGACAAAGGTGTTGCTCGAAATCGAAACCCTGATCTCCGAGGAGCTGCAGCGGCACCAGGTCGATCCGGAAAAAGCCCGCACCATAGGGCGCTGCGCCGCAGAGCGGGTTCGGCAATATTATGGCGGTATCCAGGTCTACATGCCCAAGGGGCTGGCGCTGGTACTCAGTGAGCGCGACCGGGAGATCTGGCGCAAGTTCAACGGCGGCAATTATGCTGAACTGGCCCGGGAGTACAATCTGACCGATCGGCAGATCCGCAGCATCGTCGCCCGGGTGAAGGAGGAGGAGTTTCAGAAGCGGCAGGGGAAGCTGTTTGAGTGATTGCCGCTTGATTTGATCTGCTGTTGGGGTACAATCTGCCAAATTTGCCCATTCGGCCTTTTGGAGGGGGGAGCTAAATGGATCTGATGGCAGAACACACATTCTATATCGTTTATGATGGACCCGCGCTGGCCAACAGCGAAATGGATGTGCGCCAGCTGGCCCCTGCGCTGCATGCACTTGGCGATTTGCTCGAAGAGGCCAATCGGGTCGTCAATGGCAAGGCATTTAAGGCTCAGGTCAAGGTCAAAGGGTCTTTCAAGACAGGCTGCTTTGGTATTGACTTGGTTTTTTGCCAAAAACTGCTGGACAGCTTTGTCGGGCTGTTCAACAGCGAATACATGAGCGCCGCGATCAATGTCGTGACGCTTGTTGGTTTTATAACCGGCGGGCCCTCGCTGGTCGATTTCATCAAGTGGTTGAGAGGCAGAAAGATCAAGAGGGTTGTTCAACTCGATGACGGGAAGGTACGGATTGAGGTTGACGACGACCACATCAGTGTTGAGAAGGCCATTATTGACCTGTATAAGGATGTCGAGGTCAGAAGGGCTCTTGAGGCCGTCGTAAAAGAGCCTCTGCAACACGAAGGGATCGACTCGTTCGGGGCTGGCAGCAACAGAGACGATGTTGTTTTTATCCGCAAAGATGAAGCCGCCTACTTCTCCGCCCCGGAAATTCAGGACGAACTGATCAGCGAGACCGAATATGAAACCGTGGTCAAGGTCGTCAATGTCGCCTTTCAGGAAGACAATATGTGGCGACTTTCGGAGGGACAGAATGTCTTTTATGCCAAAATCGAGGACGAAGATTTCATAAAAGACGTTCAGTCCAACGAAAAAGCCTTTGCCAAGGACGACCTGTTTTTCGTAACCATGAGAAAAAAGCAGTACCTGGGTGAAAAAGGTAATGTCAAAACCGAATACACCGTTGTCAAAGTCAATGACCATCGAAGTGCGATGCGTCAGATAAAGCTGCCTCTGGATAAAGAATGAAGAATCTATTGATGGGGATGGGGTCTCTTGCCAGTATGTTGTCGCCGGCGCGAAGGCACACTATCGGCCGGCTATATCGACCGGCGGCCTCTGTCGGTGATGCGTTGCAGCGCGATATGGAGAAAGTTTGCGGCGATTTGGACAAGACTTTATTTGAACCGCGCCCAAGGAATAAGTAAAGTGTACGTGCCGCACCATGATGGGCCAGGCCTTCAGGTCTTTCCTGGTCCCCTCATCCCAAGCCCCTTCCGGCCAGCCCGGAGGGGGCTTTTTCGTGAACCCCTTCAACTGAACTTCCCCGCCTGAATCCCCTATCCTGCCCCTGTCCGTCGAGCCGGACAATCTTTCTCCTTTGCAAGGGCCCGGACCCGGTGCGGTCCGGGCCCGCAAAACCAGCCGACCTCCCTGGTCGGCCAATCGCACAGGTGGGGCAGATGAGCGACGAAATCTTCTCGCGGGCATTTACCCGCACCATCCAGCACGAGGGTGGCTACGCCAACGATCCGGACGATCCGGGCGGAGAGACAAAGTACGGCATCAGCAAGCGCAACTATCCCGACCTGGACATCAAGAACCTCACCCTGGAGCAGGCCCGCGGCATCTACTACCGCGACTACTGGCTGGCGGCCGGCATCGACCGGGTGCGCCACGAAGCCCTGGCCGTCAAGCTGTTCGACCTGGCGGTCAATCTTGGACCGCAAACCGCCGTGCGGCTGCTGCAGCGCGCGGTGAACGACCTGGCCGACCCGACCTGGTGGCTGGTCGAGGACGGCATTCTGGGGCCTGTCACCGCCGCGCGGATCAATAACTACAACCACCCGACGGCACTGCTGATGGCGCTGCGCATCCATGCCGGCAAACACTACATCGACATCGCGCAGTCCAAGAGCGGACTGCGCCGGTACCTGGCCGGCTGGCTGAACCGGCTGGGCAACTAGGAGGCCCCGATGAATTTTGTGCTGCTCTTTCTGTTGGTGCTGTACCTGGCGATCGGCCTGGTGTACGGGCTGACCCTGACGGTGCTGTTCCGGCATTGGCCGGGCTGGCGCGAGCTGGCGGAGATTGTCTTTTTCTGGCCGCTGCTGTTCGGGAGGCTCAAGTGAGCAAGGTACTCGACGCCATTGTCGACACTGTCAAGGCGGTCGCGCCGGCGGTGGCCAACACCATCATCCCCGGCAGCGGTCCGTTGTTGCACACCCTGATCCGGCAGGTGGCCGGCGACCCGCCCGAAACGCCCATCGAGGCCGCGGCCGCCAAGGTGGTCGCCGACCCGCAGCTCTACATCGAGTTGCAGTCCCGCATCATGGACCACGAGGCCCGGCTGGCCGAGATCGACAGCCGGCGACTGGAGTCGGTCAACCAGACCATGCGCGAAGAGAGCCGCAGCGAGCGGTGGCCGCAGTACAGCTGGCGGCCCTACAACGGCTTTCTCTACGGCACCACGATCTTCTTCGTCTACGTCGTACTGCCGCTGTGCAAGGTGCCGGTTCCGGACGTGCCGCAGTGGGTCTGGATCGGCTGGGGCGCCATTCTCGGTGTCACCACCTGGCACCGCGGCAAGGAGAAGCGGATCAAGGCCGGCGACAACCGCCCGGGCATGATCGAGGGCGTCATCAAGGCGGTGCGGGGGAGCTGATGCCAGACGAGATTGACCGCGCGAACGCGCTCAACGACGACTTCCAGGCGGCGGCCCTGCGTGCAGCTCGCCGCCGCCTGGCAGCCGGCAAAAGCCTGACCGAGTGCATCGACTGCGAAGAACCGATCCCCGAAGCGCGGCGGCGGGCTGTCCCTGGCTGCAGGCGCTGTATCAACTGTCAACGCGAACACGAGGAGGGGCTGTGATCGAAGGTTTGCCGATGTCCACGATCGCCCTGGCGATCAACGTGCTGGGGCTTCCCGGGCTGATTTTTGTGATCTGGTACGTCGACCAGAAACGGCTCGACAAGGTGCTGCGCAACTACAAGGACGACATGGCGCGGGTGATCCGCATGTACGAGGACAACGTGCTGCTGGTCAAAAACTACCAGCGCCTGGCCGATGACCTGGCCGGCATCATCCAGCTCAACACCCAGGTACAGACCCGGCTGGTGGAGAAGATCGATAACAACATGTTCTGTCCCATGATCCGAAAGGAGGGCCCTCGATGAGCCTGCGCACCGAGCGACTGATTCTGCGCGGCAAGCTGGCCGAGCTCAAGCAGCAGAAGATGCAGCTGGCTACGGCGCTGGATGCCAACATCAAGGCGGCCAAGGCGCCCCTAGCGGCCTCGGCCGTCACCCCGCTGGTCGATCTCGACCTGGCGACCGCTCATGCCAACCTGAGCGAGGCGCTCGAGCAACAGCGCCGTTACCGTGAGCTGTGCCGGCAGATCGCCGAGCTGGAAAAGGAGCTGGCGTAGATGGGCGGACGGCACAGCAAGGTGCGCCGGCGCTCCCGGGTCGAGACCGAGCTGCCGCAGAGCCTGCGCGACGAGGCCAACCGGCTGATCCTCGAAGGGATGACCTACGACGATCTGGCGGCCTGGTCACGCGAGAAGGGGTACGACATCAGCCGCAGCTCCTGGGGACGCTACGGCAAGCAGTTCTACGAGGCCTATCAGGCCGTCAAGCAGTTCGAAGACCAGAGCCGGGCGCTGGCCTCTCAGGCCGGCGAAGGGCTGACCATGGAAGAGGCCGTCAGCAAGCTGTTGCTGCAGCGGGTGATGGCGGCGGTCACGAGCGGCGAGTTCGACATCCTCGAGGCCCCGCGTCTGCTCTCCGACGTCGCCAAGCTGCAAAGCAGCAACATCCAACGCGAAAAGCTCAAGGATGAGTTCGCCCGCAAGGCGGCCGCCGCGGCGAAGAACGTGGAGAAAATCGCCCGCAAGGAGGGGCTTTCGGAGAAGGCCATCAAACAGATTCGCGAAATTTTTGGGGGAATCACCGAGTGAAGCCCAAGGGCAACGCCAAAATCCGCCCGAAAAACCCCGAGGCCGTTTTTCTGGAGTTTCAGACGAGGTGGATCGCCGACACCAGCCGACTGAAGCTGATGGAGAAGTCGCGCCAGATCGGGGTGTCGTGGGGCACAGCCTACGGCGCTGTCGAACGCACGGCCGCCGCCAGTGCCCGGCACGACCAATGGGTCTCCTCGCGTGACGATCTGCAGGCGCGGCTGTTCATCGAGGATTGCAAGATGTGGGCGCAGGCACTGCAGATCGCCGCCGACGATCTCGGCGAAACGGTGATCGACCCGAAAGAGCGGCTGAGCGCCTATGTGCTGCAGTTTGCCAGTGGCAAGCGCATACACTCGATGAGCAGTAATCCCGACGCCCAGGCGGGCAAACGCGGCGGCCGCATTCTGGACGAGTTCGCGCTGCATCCCGACCCGCGCAAGCTCTGGAGCATCGCCTACCCGGGCATCACCTGGGGCGGACAGCTCGAAGTCATTTCCACCCACCGCGGCAGTCACAACTTCTTCAACCAGCTGATCCGCGAAGCGGTCGAGAAGGGCAATCCGAAAAAGATCAGCCTGCACCGCGTCACGCTGGAGGACGCCCTGAATCAGGGATTCCTCTACAAGCTGCAGCAGATGCTGCCGGCCGACGATGAACGCCAGGCGATGGACGAGGCGGCCTATTTCGATTTTGTCAAGTCGGGCTGCGCCGACGAAGAATCCTTTCTCCAGGAGTACATGTGCCAGCCGGCCGATGACGACGCCGCCTTTCTCGAGTACGACCTGATCGCCGCCTGCGAGTACCCGCAGGGGGTTGACTGGTCGGTCCTTGAGACAGGCCGCCTGTATGCCGGCATCGACATCGGCCGCAAACGCGACCTGACCGTGCTCTGGGTGGTCGAGAAACTGGGGGATGTGCTCTACACCCGACACGTCGAATGCCTGCAGAACATGCCCAAGTCAGAGCAGGAAAAGGTGCTCTGGCCCTGGATCGAAAAGGTCGACCGGGTGTGCATCGACGCCACCGGTCTGGGCATCGGCTGGGCGGATGATGCCCAGACCAGGTTCGGAGGCAGCAAGGTCGAAGCGGTGACCTTCACCCCCAGGGTCAAGGAGGCGCTGGCCTACCCGGTCCGCTCGAAGATGGAAGATCGCACCCTGCGCATCCCCTACGACCCGCAGATACGCGCCGATCTGCGCAGTGTCACCAAGCAGACCACCGCCGCCGGCAACGTTCGATTCACCGCCGAGCGTACCCCGGACGGCCACGCCGACCGTTTCTGGGCATTGGCGCTGGCGATCGAGGCGGCATCGGCGCCGGCGGCCTCGATTGAGTTCCAGTCATCCCCTGCGCCGCGTCCGACAACCGCCGCCCTTGCCAATTTCATGAGGACTTGAGATGGCCGACAGAAACATCAAGCCGCAGACCGACGAAATAGCCTCCCTGGAGCGTGATACCGGCATCTTCAACGGCTTTTTAACCGTCCTGGAAAACCCGGACAAGGTGCTGCGCCTGGAGTGCGGCGGCGACATCACGATCTATGACGATATCGGCCGCGATCCGCGCATCGGCAGCAATCTGCGCACCCGGGCCCAGGCGGTGATCGGCAAGGAATGGGAGGTGATCCCGTACAGCGACGACAAAAAGGACGTCGATGTCGCCGAGTATGTCAAGCAGGTGTTTCAGTCCTTCCCGTTCGACATGGCCCGCCGGGCGATTCTGCGCGGCGGCGTGCTCAAAGGATTTGCCGTCTCCGAAGTGATGTGGGACGTCTCCGAGGGAGATGTCTTCATCCGTGAGATGAAGCACCGTGCCCAGCGCCGGTTCCGGTTCGATCTGCGGGGGCACCTGCGGCTGCTGACGCCCGAGGATTCGCTGGACGGCATCGACCTGACCACGACCCACCCACGCAAATTCCAAACATTCTGCTTCGGCGACGAGCCGGAAACACCCTACGGGGTCGGGCTCGGCCGGGAGCTTTACTGGCCCTGGTGGTTCAAGAAGAACGGCATCAAGTTCTGGCTGCAGTTCTGCGAGCGCTTCGGATCGCCGACCGCCGTCGGCCGTTATCCGAACGGCGCCACCCCAGACCAGAAGGCCACCCTGCTCAACGCCCTCGATACCATGCGCAGCGGATCGAGCATCATCATCCCCGACTCCATGAAGGCGGATCTGATCGAGGCGGCCAGATCCGGTTCGATTTCGACCCAGGCCGAACTGGTGCGCTACATGGATGAAGAGATCTCGATCTGCATCCTCGGCCAGACGGCGACCACCCAGGGAACCCCGAACAAGCTCGGCAACGAGACGGCCCAGGAGAATGTCCGCGAAGATCTGGTCAAGGCCGACGCCGACGCGCTGGTGGAGTATCTGAACGCCCAGGTGGTGCGCTGGCTGGTCGACTATCAGTTCCCCGGTCTTGGGCGCTATCCGGCGATGTGGATCCGGGCCGGCGAGGAGGCCGACCTGAACCGAATGGCCGAGCGTGACAAGGTCCTGTACGAGGGCGGTGTCCGGTTCAAGAAGAGCTACTTTGTCGGCACCTACGGCCTGGCCGAGGACGAATTCGAGGTCGCCGATCCGGACGCGTCTTCCCCTGCGAAACCGGGTGCCGAATTCGCGACAGCGGAGCCCTACCCCGACCAGACAGCCATTGACGAACTGGCCGATGGCCTGTCGGACCAGGAGCTGCAGGCACAGATGGAAGGGGTGCTCAAACCGGTGCTGGAGCTGATCGAGCGCGGAGAGTCGTTCGAGGAAATCCTGGCGCAACTGGCCGAAGCCTATCCGGACATGGACACGTCCGGCATCGAGGAGATGCTGGGGCGGGCTCTGTTCGTATCCGAGCTGTGGGGGCGACTGAATGGCGGGGATTGATCTGAACTACGCCTTCAGGCTGCCTCCGGAGCAGGCCGTCGCCTATTTCCGTGGCAAGGTCGATGCGCCCATCTCCTGGGACTGGCAGGATCTCTGGCAGGAGGCGCACGCCAAGGCCTTTACCGTGGCCAAGGCACTGCGCGTGGACGTGCTGCAGGATATCCGCGACGCGGTTGACCGGGCACTCGCCGAGGGGCAGACCCTGGCTGAGTTTCGCCGGGATCTGGAGCCGCGTCTCAAGGCCAAGGGCTGGTGGGGCAAGGTGATGGTCGGCGACGGTGCCGGCGGCGCGCAGCAGGTGCAGCTCGGCTCCCCCTGGCGGCTCAAGACCATCTACCGCACCAACATCCAGACCGCCTATATGGCCGGGCGCTGGCAGGCGCTCATGGCGAACATCGACGACCGGCCCTACCTGCAGTATGTCGCCGTGCTCGACTCCCGCACCCGCCCGACTCACCGGGCGTTGCACGGCAAGGTGTTTCGTTACGACGATCCGTTCTGGCGCTATCTCTATCCGCCCAACGGCTGGGGGTGCCGCTGCCGGGTGCGGGCGCTGTCCCAGGCCGATATAGACGCCCGCGGGCTGCGCGTCGAGCAGTCGGGCAAGCGGCTGTCGATGGAAGAGGCCCTGGTCAGCAAACAGACCGGCGAGCTGCGCGAGGTGGCCGCCTATCGCTTCAACGACCCGGTCACCGGCAAGCCGCTCACCATGCGTCCGGACGTGGGCTGGAGCTACAACCCCGGCATGGCCTGGCAGGCCAACCTTGAAGACATCCTGGCCGACAAACTGAACTCGGCTCACCCGGCGATTGTTGCCATCGCGGTTGGCGAAATGATCCGGGCCGGTCGTTTTGCCAAATGGGTCGACGAAGTGTTGGCCAGAAACCAGGCCAGGGGAGAACGGAAGATCATCGGCCTGGTGGCCCCGTATGTGCGCCGGTTTGTCGAGCAGAAAGGGGTCGCGCTGGAAAGCCAGGTGCTGCTGATCGACGACAAGGGCCTGCTGCACGCCGCGCGAGACACCAAGGCCGAACGCGGTGCGGCACTGAGCCGCGAGGAGCTCAGGCAGTTGCCCGAACTGATTACCAAGGCCGAGATGGTGCTCTGGGATACGCAGGACCCGGCGCTGCTCTACGTGTTCGCCAGTGAGGACAAAAAAGGAAAAGTGGTGGTGCGGGTCAACCAGCGACGCAAGGGCGAAACCATCAACCGGGTCGTTACGACCGGGAGGGTCAAGGCCGAGGATCTGAACAACCCGCGTTACGAAGAGGTTGTCGAGGATAGGTAGCGGCGACCGGGGGGACGCTCACCTCCCCCATGGGGCCGACGATCAAGAGATCGCCCGTCCAGATGGCCAGAGCGATTTTCCACCTGTCGGTCGCCTATGAAAATTTACCAACCACCAACAGGGACGTCAAGTGATCAGGATCTCCGTCGACAGCCGCAGCCTTGATGCCGCCCTGGCCCGGCTGCAGAACCGGGTGGCCGACCTTTCCCCGCTCATGCGCCAGATCGCCGGCATCATGCACGACGCGGTGGAAGAGAATTTCGAGCGCGAGGGTCGCCCACGCTGGGAGAGCCTGGCCCCGTCGACAGTCAGGCAGCGCAGACGCAAAGGGTACTGGCCGGGCCGCATCCTGCAGCAGCGGGGCGAGCTGGCGGCGTCGATCGAGCCGGGAGCGAACAGCCGCCAGGCCTGGGTGGGCACCAACAGGCGTTACGCCGCCATCCAGCATTTCGGCGGCAAGGCCGGACGCGGGCACAAGGTCACGATACCCGCGCGGCCGTTCATGGTGCTCGACGCCGACGATCTGGCCCGCATCGAGGCCGCCGTCACCAGGTTTTTGGCCGGCAAATGAAAAACGCCCCAGAACGGGCGATCTCTCATCAAGGGCTATCAAGGTACGGATTTTTTGCAAACGGGCAACACGGGGAATTTTAAACGGGGTTTAAACGGGGTTCCGTGAACAGTTTGTGAACCGCTTCAACTGGGAAATGTGTAACGAACGGCATACGGTGCGGTAACGCACCGTAGCAAACGGAGGCTGCATGGCTCAGAAAATCGAGATTTTCAAACCGGGCACCCACACCACCATGCACGGGGAGACGATCAGGTTCACCGAAGACGACCTGCGGACCATGGCCGAGGCCTACGACCCGCAGCTGTTCGAGGCGCCGCTGGTGGTTGGCCATCCGAAACATGACCTGCCGGCCTATGGCTGGGTCAAGGCCGTCGAGTTCGTCGACGGGGTGCTTCGTGTCGAACCCGACCAGGTCGAGCCCCAGTTCGCCGAGATGGTCCGGGCCGGGCGCTTCAAGAAGGTATCTGCGCGATTCTATCGCCCCGATGCCGCCGACAACCCCCGTCCCGGCACCTGGTACCTGCGTCATGTCGGCTTTCTGGGCGCCGCGGCGCCGGCGGTCAAGGGGCTCAAGTCGGCATCCTTTTCCGCGGACGAGGCCGGCACCGTAACCGTTGAGTTCGGCGACTGGATCGATGAGCAGAACGCGTCGCTGTTTCGTCGGCTGCGCGAGTGGATCATCGGCAAGTTCGGCCAGGACGAGGCCGACCGGGCACTGCCCGGATACATCGTGGAAGAGATAGAGCGTGAGGCCCGTCGCGAGCCGGCCACGGTTGCGGCCGGCCCCCAGTTCAGTGAACCCACAGACAAGGAGAACGGCATGACCAAGGAGCAGCTGGAGCAACAGAAGAAGGAGCTGGAGAAGCAGCAGGCCGAATTCGCCGAGCGACAGCGGCAACTCGCCCAGCGCGAGGAGCAGCTGGCCAGGCAGGCCGCCGAGACCCGCAAGGCCGAAGCGGTGGCCTTTTGTGACGACATGGTCAAGCAGGGGCGGCTGCTGCCCGCACACAAGGAGCGGATGGTGGCGTTCATGACCAGCCTGTCGCCGGAAGCGAGCGTCGAGTTCGGCGAGGGCGATGGCAAGAAGACCGAGTCGCAGCTGACGGCGTTCAAGGCCCTGGTTCAGTCCCTGCCCCAGACGATCGACTTCGGCGAGCGGGCGGGTACGGAAATCGGAGATCCGCCGTCGCGGCAGGACACCAAGGATGTGGCCTTCAGCGCGGACCTGACCGCCTGCGTGTAACACAGGCGCCTTTGACGAGGAGACACGACCATGACCATCAACGGAAAAACCGCATCGATCAACCGCAGCGAAGAAAAAGCCGGGCTGCCCGGACATGGCCCGGTGTTGCTGGGGGTTTCGCTTCCGGCCAATGACGGCGTCTATCCGGTCGGACTGTTGCTGACCCGCGACGCCAGCGATGTCGCCAAGGCTCTGCAGGAGGTGAGCGGCGAAGTGCTGGGGGCCGGCGACGGCACCGCGACCCAGTTCTCCGGCACGCTGGCCGCGGCCCTGCCGATCGAACCGGGCACCCTGTCGATCACGGACGGCACCGAAACCTTCACCGACGACGGCAGCGGCCGCCTGGTTGGTGACGCCGGCGGCAGCGGCACCATCAATTACACCACCGGCGCCTACTCGGTGACCTTCAATGCCGCGGTCGGCAACGGCACCAACGTGACGGGCGACTACATCACCGCCATCGACGGCGTGCTCGACGAAGAGGTCGACACGGCTGTCAGCGGGTCCGGCAACGCCGTGGTGCACGGCACTGTCGGCCGGCAGGCACTCAAGGTCGGAGCCACGGCCAAGGCCGCCCCGTCGGCCGCGCTGCTCAAGGCGCTGCGCAACAACGGCATCTATCCGCTGTGACCGAACCCCTATCAAGAAGGAGACGCAACATGAAACGATTTATCGGACTGTTGACCTGGGTGGCCCTGCTGCTGGCGGCTATCACCCTCTTCCCGGCCGGCGCGGCGTTGGCCAAACCGGTGGACCCCATCACGATCGGAGCGATGCCTCTGGTTGGAGTTGCCGGTTTCATCAGCCTGCGCAACCTGTTCACCGCCGAAGCGATCGCCCAGTATCTGAAGGTGCTGCCCAAGCTGCGCACCCCGGTCATCGATACGGTCTTCGCCAACCGTCCCCAGCAGGGGCTGCCGATTATCGGCCGGGATGAGGTCAATACCGTGGTGCAGGCCATGCCCCTGCGTCGACGAGGAGCCGGATCGGTCCCGGTGCCTGGCAGCAGCGGATCGGCGGACTTCTTCGAACCCTTCCCGATCAATCCTGACATCTTCGTTGGCGCCCATGACCTGAACAACCTCAAGCTGCTCGGCCAGTCGAGCCTCGAGGCCTGGGCCCGCGCCAAGACCGACATCCTGCGCCGGACGATCCGGGCCACCACCGAGGCGATGGCGGCCAAGGCGATTACCGGCACCCTGGCCTGGCCGGTGCTGCTCGAAGGCGGGACCTACGACACCTACCAGGTCGATTTCGGCTCCCCGCTCAGCTATGCACCGGCCAAGCTGTTCACCGATGCCGGGGCGACCATCAAGACCGTGTTCGAGACCCTCGATGACATGGCCGAGCTGATCCAGGACAACGGCTACGGCAGCCAGATCGAGTTCTGGGCCGGCAAGACCGCCTACGGCGCCCTGCTGAGCCTGGCCGACAACCACAAGTCGACCGCCAAGATCCGGGTCGAAGTGACGGCCCAGGGGATCAACATCGGCGATTACCTGGTGAAGCGGCGCACCGAAAAGAACCGCAACCCGCAGACCGGTGCCATGGAGCCGGTCGTGGCCGACAACGACCTGCTCGCCATCGCCCTGGACGCCGGGCACCTGATGCCCTACGCCGCCCTGGACGATCTGGACGCCAAGCTGCAGCCGCTGCCGATGTTCGTCAAGCCGATCGAGAAGAAGAACCCCTCCGGGGTGCAGCTGGTCGGCATGAGCAAGCCGTTCCCCTCGCCGAACATGAAGGGCATCTGCAAGGCCACGGTTGCCGCCTAAGCGGCGACTCCCGCTGTCATGACATGCCATCCCCGGGGCGGGCCCGCCCGCCCCGGGCCTTATTGGATCTGAACGATGAGCTACTGCACCCTGTCCGACATCCAGAATACGCGCATCCCCGAAGAGACCCTGGTCCAGCTGACGGACGATGCCGGGGTTGGTGTCGTCGATCAGGACGTTGTCACCGAGGCGATCGCCGAGGCGGACGATCTGATCGATGGCTACCTGCGCGGCCGCTACCAGTTGCCGTTGACCAGCGTGCCGAAAGTGCTGAGCGGCATTTCGGCCTCGATCGCGGCTTTCAAACTCTATGGCCGCCGGCCGGAATTCGACACGCCTGAGCTTGTGATCAAGGCTCACGATGCGGCCCTGAAAACCCTCGACCAGATCCGCAAGGGAGCGGTCAGGCTGGGGTTGCCGGATCTCGATGGCGTCGAGGAGACCGGCGACAAGCCTGACGTCAGCGCGCCGGCCCGGGTGTTCGACGACGATTCGCTGGAGAACTTTTGATGATCACCGAAACCAGCGACGAGATTCTGGCCCGCCTGAAAGAGATTCCGGGCGTCAAGACGTTTGGCGAGTGGGTCGGGCAGGTCGAGGATCTGCTGAAAAAGCCACACCTGCTGCCCAGCCTGCATGTCGTCTACAACGGGGCCAAATTCAGTGCGCCGGAGATCATCGGCGACAACGTGGCACCGCACCGGATGGGTTTTGCCGTCATCCTCATCAGCAGGAATTTGCGCAGCCGGCAGAGTGGAGCGCTCGACTGCTACCAGATCATCGAGAGTGTGAGGGCCAAGCTCATCGGGTACCAGACAACGGCCGGTTGGTTGTGGCCCGAGCGGGAAGAACTGGTCAGCGCCGAGAAGGGCATCCTGGCCTACGGGCTGGAATACACCATCGACACGGAGACGGAGTAAGCCATGAAAATCGTCTACACCGAAGGGCCTGCCAAGGTCACCATGGGCGCGGCCGGCGTGTTTCGTCGGGGCGAGCCGAAGGACGTCCCCGACGAGCTGGCCGAGCGCCTGCTCGCCAAAAAGAGCATCAACTTTGAGCCCGCCGAGCCTCCCGCCGGCGGCAGGAAGCGGAAGGAGTAAGCCATGCCGCAAGCCAGAGGCGCGAACGCGCAGATCATCATCCAGGAAGAGACGACCTTCAACCAGGACCCGGCGACGCCCGATGCCAGCAAGGTCTATGTCAGCGGCTGCTCGCTGAAGCTGAACAGGGCACTGGAGACCTCCGACATCCTCCAGGGCAACCGCAACCCGACCAGGCCGGCGCGCGGCAACGATGACGTTTCGGGCGGGCTCTCCACCGAGCTGCAGGCCTACATCGCCCTGCTGCTCAAGGCGACTCTGGGTTCGGTGACCACCACCGGCATCGGTCCGTACACCCATACCTTCAAGGTCGGTTCAAGCCTGCCTTCGCTGCTGATTGAAAAAGGGTTCACCGACATCGGCCAGTTCTTCAAGTA